AATCCCTGCGGACTGGAAGAAAACGTCCAGCCACTTCCCTACCTTGACCGTCTGCTCGACGCGGAAACCGTTCTGCGAGTGATGTGATGATGCTGCGATCTGGGCCGCTCAAGAAGCGAATCACACTGCAACGACAAAGCCAGGCCGTCGACGGCTACGGACAACCGATCGAAGCCTGGGTGGACGTCGCCACCGTCTGGGCCTCCATCGAGCCGTCAGTAGGGCGAGAACTGTTTGCCGCCCAGACCCTGAACCTCGACCAACCCAAAACTGTCCGGATGCGATGGCAACCGATTTTCGACGACCCAAAAGCGGTGTCTGCCCTGCGGATCGTCTACAACGACAGAATCTTCAACATCAAATCGGTGGCCAACAAAGGCGAACAGAACTGTTTGCTGACGCTCCTCGTGTCAGAAGGGCTGACCCATGGCTGAAGTCCTTGGGATCCCTGAGCTGAGAGCGCGCATCGCGGCCGAAATCATTTCGCATCGAGCGCATCTCGTTTCTGAACTCGATGCGATAGGCCGCGACATGGTCGAAAGAATTCGCGCCATGGCCCCCAGCAACACCGGGGCGCTGGCCAAGAGCGTCCGTCATGAAATCGTGCAGTCCGCGTCGGGAGCAAAACTCCTCATCACCGTGGGGAATGACCGGGTGTATTACGCCCCCTATCTGGAGTTTGGCACCTCAAGAATGAGTGCCCGGCCGTTTGTCCGTCCCGTCGTTTACCAAGAGCAAAGAAAAATTCCAAGCCGAGTGTCTTCCACCTTATCGGTTTCCTGGGAGTTTGAATGAGCACCGAAACCCTCCTGGTTGCTTTGGCTGCCCCCTTTCTGACCGGCGGACTGCACCCGAACTTCGCCCCACAAAACAGCGCCCGTCCCTACGGCGTCTATACGCTCATCGTCAGCCCGGCGCATAACACGCTCTCCGATGGCCAGACGATCCAGCAGGACATCTTCCAGATCGACGTCTGGGCCGATACCTACCAGGGCGCGCTCACCGCCGGCAACGCCCTGGCTGCGGCCCTGCAGGCCGCATTCGACGCCGGCACCCTCACCGGTATCCAGCACCTCCGCCGCGGCCGCTACGACAGCGACACCGGCCTGCACGGCTTCCTCTACGAATACTCATTCTGGTACCACTAACCACAGGAGATACTCATGACATCCACCGCCCAAGTTGCCCAGCAATCCAAATTCTACGTTTCCGGCACGCCCGGAACGGCCTATGCCGTTACAGCCATCACCAAAGCCGCAAAAGCCGCGGTCACCTGGACCTCTGGCGCCGTTCCTGCCGCGGGCGACGTGATCATTTTCGGCGCCATTTCCGGCATGCCGGAAATCAACGGCCTGCTCGGCATCGTCCAGGCCACGCCGACGCCCACGGCCACGGGCGCCACCGTCGCCATCGACTCCAGCGGATTCGCCAGCGCCGGCACCACCGGCACCGCCACCCCGCAGACATTCACCAAGGTCGCCAACGTCAAGGACTTCACCCCGGATGGAGGAACCGCCAACATCATCGACGTCAGCAACCTGGATTCCACCGCCAAGGAAAAACGCCAGGGGCTCCAGGACATGGGCAACTACTCGCTGAGTTTCGACACCGACGACACCGACCCCGGCCAGCTCGCCCTGATCGCCGCGCGCACCGCGCAATCCATCAAAACCTTCAAGCAAATCTACCCTGGCGGTCTGCTGGTGAGGGCATTTCAGGGATTCATCCAGAAAATCTCCGAGCCCGTCGCCGGCGTCGATAAGACGCTCTCAGCCACTGGGACCATCGTCGTCACCGGCCCGATCTTCCGCGGCTGATCTCGTCCCGCGCTTACCAGAAAGGACCTCTCATGTCTCTCTACAAATCCGCCTTGCTCGCGATCTTCGCCCCGAAAATCATCGCCCAGGACGTTCCCGGTGTGGGCACCGTCCGCCTGCGAGAACTCAGCGCCCCGGAAGTCTCCGACATTCGGGAGGCGTGTAAGACCGAGGCGCAGAAAGCCGATTTCGGATTCCTGCTCGTCATCGCTTCGGTCGTCGATGACGCCGACCAACCCACCTTCACTGCCGCCGACCTGCCCGCCCTGCGTGCGTCTGCGCAGTCCCGGATCGGCGAACTGGTCTCGGCCGTCATGGCCGTCAACGGCTTCTCGATCCAGGAGGACGCCGCAAAAAACTAAGGGACAGCCCGGAGCGACGGATGCTCTTTCGCCTGGCACTGGCGATGGGGCGGACGATTCAGGAGCTGCGGGCGACGCTCTCCTATGCCGAATTTCAAGATTGGTGCCTGTACTACCAGATCGAGCCCTGGGGCGAAGACCGCGCGGACCTGCGCGCCGGCATCGTCTCCTCAACCATTGCCAACTACGCCGGCAAGGTGCGCTCGGAAGGCACTCAGCAGGCCATGCCGGCCGATTTCATGCCCTACCTCGAGCGGCCCGAGCCTGCCGAGCCCGCCGTCGACGAGGAACGGCCCCTCACCGACGAAGAACTCGCCGCCTGGGCCGACGCGGCGATTTTTGGATTTCCCCCGGAGTAACCGATGCTCTCCCTGATCAACGTCGAAGTCAACGCCCGCATCGACAAATTCGAAGCGGCCATGATTCGCTCGGCCGACATCGCCGAGGCGAGTCTATCCGCGGCCGCCGCCAACGCCGACCAGTTCCAGACGGCCTTCGACCAGGCGGCCACCGCGGCCGGGCAGTCGTCTAACAAGATGGCCAGCGACTTCGAAGCGGCCAACGATCGCCTCATGAAAGCTGCGGACCAATCCTCGGCCGCGATCGACAACATCAGTAACGCGGTCGAGAAAGTGGACGCCTCGTCCTGGTCCGAGAAGATCGCGGCCGCGATCGCCGCCGGGTTCGGCGCCGGTTACGCCGCGGCTCAGACCGCCATGGAAAAAATCAAAGCGTTCGTCGAAACCGAACTGATCATCATCGGCGCCGCGCTCGCCGCCGGCATCACCGTCGCCGCGGCCTCGGCGATTTACGCGGCGTACCGGATCGTCTCATCCTCGGTGTCCTTTATCGCCGGCCTGTTCACCGGCGAGTCCTACCAGTCGGAAAACATCGACGCGATCATCGCACTGAACAAGGAAGTGAAGACCCTGCAGGCCGGGCTCCTGCTGTCCGCAGACCATGCCTCAGCGCTCAACGAAGCCTTGAAGGGCGCCGGCGTCGGAAGCGGCGCATATGTCTCGACGCTCGAAGCCGCTACCAAAGCGGCCCGCACCAACGCCGAAGCACTTCAGGAACTGGGCATCGAGACGCACGACTACTTCGGCGAGGTGCGATCGTCGGAAGACATCCTGCGCTCCGCAAAGCGCGTGCTGGACGAATATGCAGACGGCTATGATCGCGCCGCGGCCGCGGCCGCCATCGGGATTGGGAGTTACCGGGAAATCACGGACGCCCTTTCGATCACCAACGAGAAGCTGGAAGAAGCTGGTCAGCGGCTGGTCGACTACAACCTCATCATCGGCGAAGGAACGCAGGAGGCGGTGAGCGCCTACGAGAAGGCCGTGGCCGATTTCAACCGCGAAAGCGATCTGATGGCGCAGGGCTTCAAGAAAGCCATTGCCGATCAGATTATGCCGATCCTGACCGATCTGGCGGTTTTCTTCAAGGATGGCTTCCCGATCGTCGTGAACGCCTTCCGCTATTCCATGGCCACGCTGGTCAGCCTCTTCTACGGCCTCAAGGAAGTCGCCTACCTTGTCTCGGAGGCGGTCATCCAGTCCTTCAAGGCCATGGGTGATGTCGTCTCGCGCGTCGTCGGCGCCATCGCGAAGGCGGCGACCGGCAACGTCGAGGGCGCGTGGAACGACCTCAAAGCCGTTCCGGACGACCTCGGAAAACGCTGGAATGCCTTCGGGGACAACGTCGTCGCGCAGTCGACGCGCAACGCAAAGGCGATGGCGCTTGCCTGGGGGTTGGACAATTTCAACGCGGGCGCCGCACCTGATCCAGCAAAGACCGGCAAGAAGTGGTATCCGAAGTCGGAGTCAGAGAAAGAAGAGGAGCGTACTGGACGCGCTCCGGCATCCCCAGCAGCAAAAGAGAGCGAATACCAGAAATTCATCGACCAGCTCGACCAGATGAATGCCCGGCTGGAAAACAACCAGTACGTCATGCTCAAGGTCAAGGCCGCGCAGCTCGCCTGGAAAGAAGAAATTTCCGCGACCACGGCCCTGCAAAAGATCGATGCCCTGCAGATCGCCGAAAGCGAAAAATCGGTGAAGGACTACAGCACCCGCCTCGAGGAGCAGAATCGCCGGCTGCTCGACGCGCGCGGGCAGATCGGCCTCTACGGCATTGAACTGGAGGCCCACGTCCTGCGCGAGCAGCGGCGAGCCGAAGTCATGGCCCGGATCAACCAACTCGAGGCGGCCGGCAAACCGCTGACCGATGCCGCGCGGGACGCCATGCTCCAGCATGCCGACGCCGCGGCCAAGGACGCCGAGGCCATCCTGCGCCAGAACGATGCCCTGTCCAGAACCTATGAGATCGGCGCCCAGCGGGCATTTGACACCTACATGGAC